TTTTATTTTTTAAAAGCTAGTGAGAAGACTTCACACCCAGTTTTTCACGAACCAAGAACCGGAGCTCGAGCAACTAAATTACATATGAAAGATCAAAAAGGTGTGTGGCCTGGAACAGAATTAATTAATTTTAAACCTGAACCTGGATTGCTAATTTTTTTTCCAGGGTATTTAGAACACGAATTTTCTATGGATTTTGGCAAAGCTCCATTTAGATTTATTCATTTTAATATATCAGCAGTGTTAAAAGATATGGCTAAAGATGTTTAAAACTACAATTATAGATAATTGTATTCCTCTCAAAAATCAAAAATTAATTATTTCTAAAATGATTACGGAAGGATATTTTCCCTGGTATTATTTAGAAGATGTAACTGATGGTAATAAACAAAAGACTAAACAATTTCGTCCATCCCTAGGACATGTATTTATAAAAAATAAAAAAGAAAATAGTGATCTTACAAAAGTTATTACTGATATGTTTTCTTCTTTTTTTTCTTTTAAAAATATAATAAATTGTCGATCGCTTCTTCAATTTCCCTTAAACCAAAATTTACTTACTTCAAAATATGATACTCCTCATGTTGATTCACCTGACCCTCATGTAGTTTATTTGTATTATGTAATAGACGCCGATGGTTGCACGGTGTTATTTAAAAATTCAAAAGTCATTAAAAAGATTACTCCTAAACAAGGGACTTTAGTGATTTTTGATGGTAGTGTAAGACATACAGCAGAACAACCTAAAAAAGGAATGCGATGTATTATTAATTTTAATATAGAAAAAAATGAGCTTTAAAAAAAATAAATATACAGTTATCCGTCAAGCTATATCAAAAGAGTTAGCAGCTTTTGTGGCTAATTATTTTTGTATGCAAAAACAAGTTTATGATACTTGTAAAGCTTCAAGATATTTTTCACCATTTGAACAAATACTTGGATATTATGAAGAACCAGATGGTCAGATACCAAATACATATTCTGCTTATGCAAACATAGCTATGGAAACTTTAATGCTTAAATGTCAACCAGGTATGGAAAAAGCTACAGGCTTAAAACTATATCCAGCTTATACTTATGCAAGAATATATAAAAAAGGTGATGAACTTAAAAGACACAAAGATAGATTTAGTTGTGAGATATCAACTACGATGAATCTTGGAGGGGATGATTGGCCTATCTATTTAAGTCCTAATGAAAATGTAGGTATACCTGATGGTAAAAAAATAACTACTATTAGCCAAGCAAAGGGGATTAAAGTAGATTTAAAACCAGGAGATATGTTAGTTTATTCTGGCTGTGAGCTAGAACATTGGAGAGAAAAATTTAAAGGTAAAGAATGCGTACAAGTATTTCTTCATTATAATAATCGTAAAACGCCGGGAGCTAAAGATAATATGTTTGATAAGCGCCCTCATTTAGGTCTTCCATCTTGGTTTAAACGATGATATAATTCTTAAATGGAGGCAGTAGATCCACCACATACCCTACTGTCTCCTTTTAAGGATTATATATGTTATTAGGACAAGACGCATTTTCAGCTCAACCATTTGCAAGTTCTCCATTTTTGGGGAATGCTACTGTTAATGTAGTTGGCGCACCTTTAACTTTAAGAATAGGACCTGTAGGAATAGAGACAACTGTAATTAATGTTGTTGCTTCTCCAGATCCTTTAACATTAAATACAGCTCAAGTAGGTACTTTTACTATTGAAGGTACAGCAGTTGTCCCTGATACTGACCTTAAAGTACCATTAACTTTAGGTACAATGGATGCCACAGCTGCCGCTTCAGGTAGCGCTGTTATTAATCCAACAGGGCTTCAAAACCAATTGACGTTGCGTACTGCGAGTGGTATAGTAATCACCGGTAACGCAGTAGTAAATGTTACAGGAGTTCCATTAACATTAAGAACAAATGAAACTGGAATTATAACGTGGAATGAAATTATACCAGGAGCAACAATGGTTTGGAAACCAATAGTTCCTTATTAAAATTATGGCATCAACTTATTCAACAGATTTATCATTAGAACTTGTAGCAACCGGTGAAAAAGCTGGTCTATGGGGAACAATTAATAATACTAATTTACAAGTTTTAGAAGCAGCTACTGCTTTTTTAGAAGTACCTATTACAGGCACTAGTCAAACATTAAGTTTAGCTGACGGATCGTCGACCGCGGATGGTAAACATTTATATTTAAAATTAACTGGTACTTTAACTGGTAATACAACTTTAACAATGCCTGCTTCTACTACAGGTGGAACAGCTACAAGAGTTTACATAATTGAAGACGCTACTACAAGAGGAGCTTCGGCTACTGATCTTTTTACTTTAGAAGTTTTAACTACAGGAGCAGCTTCTAATGTACCTGTTCCTCAAAAAGCTGTTATGTTATTAGTTTCTAATGGAGCCACTCCTTTAACTACTTTAGGTGGAATTTTAAAAAAAGGACATGTTTCTATAGATTCTGCAACTGTAACTGCATACACAGCTGTTGCGGGAGATCAAATTTTTGTAGATACTCAAAACAATCAGGTAACAATAACACTACCTGCAACCGCAGTCGCAGGAGATGAAATAACTATTATGGATGCATCAGCTGCAAATGGATTTGCAACTAATAAATGTGCTGTTAATTTTAATGGTTTAAAATATCAGAATCTTACTGCTAACTTAGATTTACAAACAAACAATCAATCTGTTACTCTAATATATACTAATATTGCAGGTAAAGGTTGGATTCAAAAATCAAATAATACATAGGAGCTAATTAATGGCTCTTCAACAAATTAAATTTGCACCGGGAGTTGACAAACAAGACACACGTGTTGGTGCAGTAGGTCGATGGGTAGATTCAGATAATGTAAGATTTAGATATGGTCTTCCTGAAAAAGTAGGAGGATGGCAATCTTTAATACCAGATACTATTGTAGGTGTAGCTAGAAAACAACATGCTTTGGTTGATACATCTGGAAACAGATATGTAATTCTTGGGACGGATAAATTTTTAATTTGTTATTTTGAAGGAGGTCTTCATGATATTACTCCTTTTGATACAGATGCCAACGGAGCGGTGATTGCATTAGCTTCTACAGTTACTTCTAATACAGCAAATACTTCTATTACAATTGATACAGGTCCAACACTTCATGGTTTTAAAGAAGGAGATATTATATTTTTTTCTGCGTTTACTAAACCTACGGGTTCAAATTTAGATAATGCAGATTTTTTAGATAAACCCTATCAAGTTATTACTGTTCCAACTAATACTACTTTTACTATTACTTCTCCAACTCAAGAAGCAGGACCTGGTCCTTATAATAATGGAACTTGTACTGTTAAACCTTATTCAAGAGTTGGACCCGCTGCGCAAACATATGGTTATGGATATGGTGTAGGACAATTTGGAGGAACAGTTCAAGGTTCTGCGACAAGTACTTTGAATGCAGGTATTGTAGCAGCAGATACCACTATTACTTTAGCTGATTCACAAAACTTTTCAACAAGTGGTAAAGCTTTAATTGGTGATTTCTCAAGTGGTGATTATGCAGCTACTTCTGAATTAATTAGTTACACTGGAAATACAGATGCAGCTCCAGGTGATTTAACAACGGTTAGTAGATCACAATCTGGAACAACAGCTCCAGCAACAACAGCTTTAGGAACAACTGTTACTCAATCTACAGACTGGGCTGGTTATGGTGATCCAGTAGTAGCTACTACTACAACTCTAGAACCAGGACTTTGGTCGTTAAGTAGTTTTGGAGAAGTTTTAGTTGCAACCATTGCTAACGGTAAAACATTTACATGGAATGCTGGTATTGCAGCAAGATTATCAACAAGAGCATCACAACTTACAACGAGTTTTGAAACAACTAACAATCCGGATAAAAGTAGATTAACTTTAGTATCTCCTACTACAAGACACTTAATTCATTTTGGAACTGAGGCCACTATTGGTACTCCTACTTCTCAAGAAGATTTATTAATTAGATTTTCTGAACAAGAAAATATAAATACTTATACTATTCAAGCAACAAACACAGCTGGTTCTCAAAGATTACAAGATGGTACTAAAATTATGGGAGCTATCTCTGCTAAAGAAAATATTCTAGTATGGACTGATAATGCTTTATATACCATGAAGTTTGTTGGTGCTCCATTTACATTTGGATTTGAACAAGTAGGTACAAACTGTGGATTGATTGGACAGAATGCAGCTATCGAAATAGATGGTGTTGCTTATTGGATGTCTAACAATGGATTCTTTTCTTTTGATGGTACAGTTAATACTTTACCATGTTCGGTTGAAGATTATGTTTATGACGATGCAGATACAACTAAAGGACAACAAATTTGTGCAGGAATTAATAATTTATTTACAGAAGTTACTTGGTGGTACCCAACATCAGGATCAGATTTTAACAACAGATATGTAGTTTATAATTATGGTCAAACTAATCAACAAGTGCCAATGGGTAATTGGTATACAGGAACTAATACTAATTCAATTAGAACAACTTGGATTGATTCATTAGTTTATCCTAAACCTTATGCAACAGCATTTGACAGTACAGGCACAGGTACATTTCCAGTTATTGGTGGAGAAACTGGCTTAGGTAAAAGTGTATTTTTTGAACATGAAATAGGAACCGATCAAGTTAATCCTGATGGATCTACTACAGCTTTAACTTCTTTTGTAGAATCTTTTGATTTTGCATTACAAACTGATCAAGGTATTGGAGAATACTTTTTATCTATGGGTAGATTTTTACCTAACTTTAAAAACTTAATAGGGGATGCAATAGTGAATGTATCAGTTACTCCTTTCCCAGCTGCACCTAATACAGCTGCTTCCTTTAGTCCTTTTACTGTTGACACTTCTACTACATTTGTTAGTACTAGAGCACGAGGAAGGTACGCAGCTATCAAAATAGAAAATACAGGATCAGGACAAAGTTGGAGGTTTGGAACTTTTCAAGCTGATCTTAAACCAGACGGTAGAAGATAATGACAAAGATAGCAGTAAGATTACCAGAACCAAAAAAAGAATACACAGAAGATAACCAAAGACAAATCAATAGATCTTTTTCTTCAATAGTAGAACAACTTAACTCTACATTTTTAACTCAGTTAAAAGAAGATTCTGAAAGATACACATGGTTTGGACTAGGATAATATGGCTAACATATATTTAAACGCAAAAAAAGATTTAACAACTAGTACAGTTACTACTTTATATACTGTGCCTTCTAACTCAAGAGCTATTGTAAAATCTCTTTTAGTATCAGAAGATACTAATACAGCTACTACTATTACTGTAGATTTATTTGATGCAGATCCCGCAACAGGTAACAAGTTTAATTTATTTAAAACTCAAGCAGTAGCAGGTAACGAAACTTTACAACTTTTGACGGAACCTTTAATTATGTTAGAAAATGAAGTCCTTCAAGTCACAGCAGCAGATGCTAATACTTTACATGTAGTAGCATCAATACTAGAAATTAATAGAGAGGATAGATAATGACAATTGTAGCACAAGAAGAAGAAATTAAATACGAAACAATTAATGGTAAATCAGTTTTAAAATATAAGCCTAGAGTAGAACTTACTATTAAACATTTAAAAACTGGCAGAGAATATTTATCTGAAGAGGAAGCTAAAGCCGATGTAGATAGCCCTCATACAGATACTAAACAAGAAGATATCTCACAAAGCGTACATGTTAAGGTAATTGGGCTTCCAATAGGCACTGATACAAACATAAAGTAGATTGACTGGAAGGAAAAAACGAAGTAAAATGGTTGATACTAGCTTACATACAAGACTTGCGACCTTGCTTTTCAATAATATAATAGGAAGATAATATGGGATTTTTTTCAAAGATACGTAAAAGAATTAAAAAGATAATACCAAAGGAAATACGACCTTTTGTACCTTACCTTGCAGCAGCTATTCCTGGACTGGCTGGTGCTTCAGGC